TCTGCTTTAATGTTTATATCAACCCATCCCCAAGCTGTACCACTACCATTTTTGACGCTAACATTTTTATACCCGTATTCTTTAGCAAGTGCCTTTTTAATCGGTTTAATTAATTTATTCATAATTTTATATTCTATTTAATTACTTACGACCTTTAACCCCCAATGTCAGAAACCAAGTTATTCGTCCTCTTTAATCGTTTCAGAATAAAAATCTGTAAAAAAATTAACATTGTTATTCCAATCTTTTTCAATTGCTTCGTCATGGTTCTCTGCTCTAATCTGAGTTATCATCTGCTCCTCTTCGTCAAAAAATGTATATAATTTCATAATTTTATTTTATTTATTTAATTTACTTCGTCAACCTTTATACCATTATATTATCAAAAATTTACATGCTTGTCAATAGGCAAGAAACCCTTATAAACATTGACTATAAAAAAAGTTATCCACAGGGCAACTATAAAATCACAAAAACATATTAAAAACTAACGCATTAGATAATTAAAACACATGTCAAAAGAATACAACACAAAGCCAACTGAGAAACAAAAGTTATACGCTAAGAATAAGCTTGAAAATGGTGGAAATAAGTATAAGTCCGCCAAAGGTGCAAACTATTCAGAAGCTATGGCTACAAACCCTTCCAAGATAGAGAATACCAAAGGGTTTAAACAATTATTGGAGATATATTTCCCCGATGAGTTTTTGTTTACAGAGCATAAGAAGAACATATCACAAGATAAAGACAGAGGCGCAAAAAACACCGCTCTAACAAGCGCCTACAAGTTAAAGGACTCTTATCCTAAGGAACAGACAGACATAGACGCTGGAGACCTACAAATCACGATAAGAAAGAAGTAGTATAACACTACTATTAAGATAAGGACGCTTAGAACGCAATATAACGCCTTGTTTTACTAGAAAACCCCTAATTTAATGCCGTAAGGCTAAGGTATAGTATAGATAGTATAGTATAAGATAGAGATAGAAGACCTTAAAATATATCCGTTTGACTAACTATACCCACACACACCACCCCTTTATAACTCAGAATAGACAGAATAAGAGCCAATAATACCATAAATAACCCATTATCAAGAGAATATGCCCAATATAGCAAGTCTAAGCCCAATAGATATAGGTAGAAGTGCGATATGCCCATAGGTGAGATAGAATAGCACACATAACGAAGACGTGGGGGGTATAGTCGGGTTTTCAAAAAGATGGGGATATAGTATATATAGTCCAATTGCACAAACCAATAAAATAGACTTAATACATGTCAAATGAATCTAAAAGATTTTCAATTAAAAATGGAGGATTTAGGAAGAATGATACAGAAAGGATATACGCTGGAAAATTACACCCTTGGAGATAAGAAGATTATCCTAACTCCTAAACAGCAGAAGTTTATCAGTTCCCAGAAGGATATGTGTCTAACCTATGGCGGGTTTGGTTCAGGAAAGACCGTTAGTCTAGATATTAAAGCAATTTTAATGAGTATCTGTTTCCCACATAATACAGTCCTATTGGGAAGAAAACATCTATCTGACCTTGAAAACAGTGTATTGCCCGACCTATTTGACCTAATGGATAAAAGATGGTTTCACCACAGAGTTAAAGATGGAATTATTAACTTCTTTAATGGCTCTAAAATTGTTATGTTTGGACTTGATTCGCTTCAAGACGGTTCTCTAGCAGACATTAAGAAAGCTCAACAGAAACTTAAAGGATTAAATCTAGGAGCATATTTTATAGACCAATTAGAAGAAGTAGAAGAAAGTGTAGTAACTGTCCTTAATACCCGTTTAAGAAAAATGGAATCTCCTTGGAGACAAGGAAACGCTACTACAAACCCAGCAAACTACTGGGCATATAGTAAATTTAATGAAAATGGAGGCATAGATGAGTGCAATAAAGAGGAAGGTCTATATGAAGACGACCTTACACTTCTTATCAGAAGCACTGTCTATGATATTAAAGATTATGTTCCTAAAGATTACATTCCTCGACTTCTAAGACAACACGGGGGGAGTGAAAATTATAGAAAGAAATACGTAGAAGGTATCTGGACACCAGATATATTTGGAGAAAAAGCAGTATTTGGACAGGAATATATAAATAAATTTGTAGAGAGAACACCCGTAAAGGAGGAAGGGTGTGAAATATATCAAGAATATAACGAAAGATTGATTTATCAAATAGGAGTTGACCCATCAGAAGGCGTGGTTGACCCATCATCTATCTCAGTAGTTAGTAGTAATGGAGAAAAGGTGGCTAAATTCAACGCAAAGATACCTATATCAGCCCTAGGAGAGAAAGTTAAGTATTTATACTACAAATATGGCAGACCGCTTATAATTCCCGAAGCAAACGCATCAGGACAAGCCCTATTATTACAAATTAGAGACCTAAAAATATTTGAAAGGAAGATACAAGATGAGAAATTTGATAAAGATACGTCAAAATTAGGTTGGAAAACCTCATTTCAGTCAAAACAAGCACTTATTTCTAACTTTCAAGAGCTTTTAAGGATAGGTTTTCCTAAAATATACGATAGAAAGACAATAAATGAGTTTAAAACATTTGAATGGACCGACAGTGCCAAACAAAAGGGGTCAGGAGCACAAAGAAACTTCCATGATGATGATGTTATGAGTACATTATTAGCATTTTGGAGATTGAATCCTATTATTATAGAAAAAAGAAATCGGAGATTAGCATCACAAGTCAAAAAAGTCAAAAAGTTTCAATACAATTAAAAAAGATGATTAAAACAATAAACGAAGAAATATATAACTTTGAAAATAAATCGATTAAGATAGTTGATGGGTTTGATTTCAGACAAAAAGAGACAATTAAAAAGATTTATCTCTATTATAACTCAAAATACGAATCAGGAGAGTTCGATTCACAAGGAGATAAGAAGTATTTTTATAATATTGGTAGAGTTCCATGTAATATTGGAACAAAAGCCATAGATTTTGATACAAAAGACATCAGAATACAGACAACTTCAGGAGGAAACCCAATTAGAACTTGGTTTTTTGAGAGAGATTTGAAGTTTTGGATGAAAGACAAGAATTTTGGCAAGACACTTAATAGAATTTTCTACGAATTACCAATATTTGGTTCAGTTGTCCTTAAAGTTATCGATAATATACCTTATTTTGTAGATTTAAGAAACTTTATAGTAGAACAGAACGCAGATTCACTAGATAAGTCCAATTATATCATTGAAATCCACAATTATACCCCAGTTGAGTTCAAAAAACTAGGTAAAAAGAATAACTGGGCAAATGTTGACAAAGCAATCGAAGAATTTAGGAAGATGACAGATACTCAATATATTAAAGTTTACGAAAGATACGGAGAAGTCAAAGATGGTGAAAACTATACATATAAAAGAGTAACAATGGCAGATGTAGGAGTAGATGAAGATATTAAACAAACAGGAGAAATGACTCCACATAGTGGTGTTATGTTACAAGAAGAAGAAGTTGATAAACACCCTTACCGAGAGTTTCACTGGGAGAAAATTCCTGGAAGATGGCTCGGCGTAGGTAGAATTGAAGTTCTATTTGACCCTCAAATGAGAGTTAATGAAATATCTAACCAAGAAGTTAAGTCTTCTTACTGGTCAACACTCAGAATATGGCAAACAAGAGATGAAGGAGTTAATAGAAACCTTTTAACAGATGTTGACAATGGTGAAATATTAAATGTAGAAGATGACATTAAACAGGTTGATATGGCAGACAGGAATCTTGCCTATTATCAGAACGAAATAACAAGATGGCTTTCTAACAGAGATGAACTTACATTTTCCCACGACCCAATGAAAGGAGCAAGGGGAGCAGCCTCTACTACTCTAGGAGCTACTCAGATAGCAACAGCCCAGGCTGGTTCTTACTTTGAACAGATACAGGAAAACATAGCAATGACAGTTAAAGAGATGTTATATGAAGTTATTATTCCTAATTTTAAGAGACAAAACAACAAAGCACATAATTTAAGAATAGCCGGAGAAGACTTAGATTATTATAATGAATTAGTTACCGCAGTTAAGACTAGAAAGACATTTATTGATTATGTTAAGAGAACTGGAAAAATCCCATCCAGTGAGGAATACGAGATTTTAAAGACCGTTACTAAGGAAAACGAAAAGAAAGGCAAAGAGAAATCAGTTACTATCCCAGATGAGTTTTATAAGAACATTAAATATAAAATAGACATCATTATTACTGGTGAAGCATCTGACACAAGAATGAAAGCAGCCAACCTATTTGCAGTCTTACAAGCAATAACAGCAGACCCTACTATTTTACAAGACCCTGCTAAAAAGAAAATCTTATTCCAATATATGGAACAAGGAGGATTAAATCCTTACGAGCTTGATATGCCACAGGAAACACAGGCTCCACAGATTAGGCCACAAATGGGTGGTGGTGGAGTTTCAAGACCACAGATACCACAAACGCCAGTAGCAGGAACTAATCAACAACAAATATGAACAGAGAACAAAGGTTTGAATACCTTAAAAAGTTAGCTGGTTCAAATCAAGGAGAAGCCCTAAAAGAACACTTTGAAGAACTTATTACCAAATTAATAGATGCCAGAAATTATAAGTCAACTGAATTTGAAATGGAAGGTAAAAGTTCTGTAAAAGCAGCAGATTTACTAAAGAAGATAATGAAAGATTTAGGACTACTTAAAAAAGAAAAACAAATAAAGGAAAAAGACACATACAATTAAGTCGTTGGGACTAAACCCGTAAAAAACGAAACTAACACAAAAGTTAAAAACATGAATGAAGAAGAATTGGATTTGGAGAATCCTAAAACTCCAGAGGAAGAAAATCCTGAGGAAATTAAGGAACCCGAAAAGGAACCTGAAGAACCTATAAAATCAACAAAACCAGAGCAATCAAAAGAATTGCAATCTGCTCTAGCCCAAAAAGAGCACTTTAGAAAGAAGTACGAGGAATCTCAAAAGGAACTAGCAAAACCTAACACGCCCGTAGATACCTTAGATGGTAATCCTATGGAAGTGGTTCATCTTGCAAAAGCCCTTGAGGCTTACACAGAAGATGAAGTTGAGTTCATTACCCGTAATGCATCTAAAAAGTCCATACAGGGCATAATAGACGCCTCTAAAGACGACTGGGTAAAGACTGCAATTCAAGCAAAAAGAGAAAAGGTCGTAAAAGAAAATCAAAAGCTTGAACCCTCAACTAAACAATCTCCCGCTGAGAAAGATTTAGACAAAGTTACCGCCGAAGATTTAAGAGCCATGACTGTAAAACAGAAAGAAGAGTTCTTAATCGCAAAAGGGTGGATGACACAAAGAAAGTTTAGGGGAGATAAATAGGAAGGGGAACATAGAAAAATTATGGCTACAGGAAGTGATTTAGACGCACTAAATCCAGAGTTCTGGACAGCTCAAATGCAGGTAAACCTTGAAAAAAGTTTAGTTTGTTTAGAAGTTTGTTCTACTGAATTAAGAGACCAGTTAAAAGTTGGTGATGTCATCAACAAACCTTATATAGGTAATGTAGGAACAGCAGCTTATGTCCCTGGAACTGATTTTGAAGTAACGGGTATTTCCGCTACTCAAGATGGAGTTACAGCAGATGTAAAGAAAATCGCTGCCTTTTATGTTGACGATGTATGGGAATTACAATCTAATTATTCTTTTGCTCAAACATTAGCCGCTGACGCATCTTATCAGTTAAGAGATGAGATAGACCAATTAGCACTCGCTTACGGTAGTGCTCTCGGTGTATCCGCACTCGGATATTCTGGTGCTGGTGCAACTGCCTTTATTACCACATCAACCACAGCAAATGTTACTGCTATTCCAGCAACAACTGCAGGTGGAAGTGGAAGTATTGAAAAGGTATTTACACAGGCAAGAAGATGGCTCAGAGAAGGTAATGTAGAAGAAGCAGGTGATTGGATAGCTGTTGTTGAACCAGCAGTCGCTGTCAAAATCGAAGAGTTGACAATGGAGAAAGGTTTCAACATCGCTGACGCAACCCTAAGAAACGGGTATGCGGGAAACTTCTTTGGATTCCACGTTTATATTTCTAATAATTTACCAGCCGACAAGGCAATTATTGGTAAAAGAGGTGCTATTGACTTAGTTGTTCAAAAAGCTCCTACAATGGAAATTAAAGACGAACCAAAGAAATTAGGAAAGAATTTCGTTGCTTGGACAGTTTATGGTGCAAACATATTGACCAGAAACAAACTAAGAACATTGAACGTAATGATTACTGGATAAGTAATTGGTTGTTCCCCTCATTAATTTGGGGGGAGCAATAACCAAACTATGAATATAAACAAAACAAAACAAGTAATGTTAAAGGAGAAAGAAGAGGTACTTTTAAGATACAAGATTACGGAAGAATATTTAGTTGAAATAATAGCCGAAGGAGATAAAGAAAAAAGAGACGATTTAAAAGAGTGTAGAAGACAGATTAAAGAATTAGAGAACATAATTAAATTTTTAAAACAATGAAGATTATCCAAATGTTAGCAACTCCTTATGACTTTGGTGGAGGATGTTGGTTTTATAGATATCAAATGCCAGGCGAAGCATTAATGAAAAGGGGGCACGAGATAAAACAACTTGTTATGAGTTCCAAAATAGACAAGGAATTTATGGAATTTCCAGACGTGGTAGTGTTTAGAGGAACTTATGGAGTTGACCCAACACATTTAATAAAGGAGTTAAAGAAAGGAGACATAAAAATAGTTTACGATGTTGACGATGATTATTTGGTATTAAACTCAGGTAATCCATTTAAAAAAGAATCTAAGAAAGTTAGAGAACAATATATATACCTTTGTAAAGAAGCAGACCTTATTACCGTTACTACTGATATCCTTAAAAAGAGACTTCAGAAATATAACAAAAATGTTAAAGTTATTCCGAATGCATTAAGTTTCCAAAGATTTAAAGATAGAAAAAGAGGAAATAAGAAACTAAGAATAGGCTACACAGGTGCAGCTTCTCATTGGGAAGATATTAGTTTAATAATTGAACCAATAAAAGCACTACAAGAGAAATATGGATTTGATTTCTTCTTACAAGGTATGTGTGGCACTCCTTTAATAGGAGAAATATATAATTACGAGTACATTGAAAAAAACAATTTAGAACCAGAGAAGAGAGATTATTATATGTCTGCCATTAAGATGTATGAGAAATTCAGAGAGATAAAATATATTCATTTTCCTTTCTATCCACCAGTATTATATCCGGGCATATTATCAAATATGAATTTAGACATAGGAATTTGTCCATTAAAAGATAATGAATTTAATCAGGCAAAGAGTTCCATTAAGTTTTACGAATATGCTTCAACTGGGACACCAACACTGGCTTCAAAAGTTCTACCATACAGCAAGGAAGTTGGATATTTTGCAAAGAATAACGTTAAAGATTGGTACAACAAATTAGAGAAGTTAATTGTAGATGAAAAGTTTAGAGATAAATTATTAGACAAACAACAAGACTTTGTTAGAAAAAATGCAGATATGGAAAAAGTAGTAAAGGTCTGGGAAAAATCCTTTCAGGAATTATGATTATAGGAAATCCATTGGTATCAATTATATGTACCTCATATAATAATCCAATGGTTGAAATGGCTATCAAAAGTGCCTTAGCACAGACCTATAAGAACTTTGAACTTATATTATTAGATGACAATTCTAACAAGAAGACATTAGACATTTATAAGAAGTTTAATGACCCCAGAATAATCTATTATAATTCGCACATTAAAGAGAAAGATAGAATGAAAGTATGTCCTTATGCCAGACAGATAAACGTAGGATTAAAGATGGCAAAAGGCAAACTAATAACTTATATGTGTGATGACACAGTTTATCTACCAGATAAGTTAAAGAAGATGGTTAAGTTCTTAAAAAGACATCCATTTATAAAGGTTTGCTATAATCGCCAAAGAAGAGAACTTTACAAGGGAAAGATAAAGAAGGGTGCACCATTTAACATATTAGCACCAGATAGAATATTAAAAGATGCTTATTGTAGGGTAGACCACAACTCAGTAATGCATTATAGGAGTTGTACAAAGAAAGTAGGATATTGGGACACAATGTTTGAAGAAGGAACAAAAGATGGTTTTGCCATAGCAGACGCATTTTATTGGAGAAAGTTAAACAAAAGATGGTCTTTCTATCCAATTAGAGAGATATTAGAAATAAATTATATTCATAAAGAAGGTTTTTCGTCTAAAACAAGACGAGGAGAAATATAAATAACATAAAATATATGAGCAAACGTATCCAATACGGAGGAATGGTGTTCGAAGCTGAGGAACAAGCAGCCATTGACCGAGTATTAAAGAAAAATTGGTGGACATTAAAAGAAGAGGGAGAAGCATTTGAGAAAGAATTAGCAGAATATTTAGGCGTTAAACACGCTATCTATGTTAATTCTGGTTCATCTGCATTATTATTAGCCTTTTTAGCACTTGCTAGAAAAAGAGGTTTCAAAAATGAGATTATAGTTCCTGCTACTTGCTTCCCAACAGATGTAAGTGCCCTAGTTTATGCAGGATTTAAACCAATCGTAGTAGACGTAGAGTTAGACACATTTTTAATAGACCCAAAGGAAGCAGAAAAAGCAATTACTCCAAATACATTTGGTATATTAGCAGTTCACGTAGCTGGTAATATTTGTCAATTAGATAAATTACAGAAAATCTGTAATGAACATAACCTTATAATGATTGAAGATAATTGTGATGGATTAGGTGGAAAATGGGGTGAAGAAAAGATAGGTTCAGAACATATTTCAGTAGCTTCGTTTCACGCTGCACATATTATATCAACAGGACAGGGAGGAGCAGTCTTTACAAATGATGACAGTATTGCCATTAAGGTTAAAGGATTAAGAGACTGGGGAAGAATGGCTGACTTTGATGACACAAAAGGAAGTGAACCACCTCTACCAGCAGATTATCAACAAAGATATACTTATACAGATTTAGGATTTAATCTTAACCCTATTGAATTACAGGCAGCAATCGGCAGAGAGCAACTTAAAAAGATTGAAAGATTTAAGGCATCAAGAAAATATAACTTTGAATATTTAAGAGACGGATTAACTAAATTAGGATACGAAGTTATTAGACCATATAAAAAGGCAGACCCTTGTTGGTTTACAGTTCCATTTTTAGTACCAAAAGAAAAACAGAGAAGTGTTATATTTGATAAGTTAAACAAAGCCAACATAGAATATAGAAACGTTTTAGCATCAAATATCAAATTACAACCAGCCTTTAGATGGATTTATGGACTATTTCCTAATGCTAATGAAGTTATTAAGAGAGGATTATGGATACCAGCACATCCTTCACTAACACAAGAAGACCTTGATTATATTTTAGAAGTATTACGATGAAATTTAGTATAGTTGTGCCAACTTGGAACAGAGCAGAATTGGTTGAAAAATGTATTGGCAACAACTTGTCTAATATGGGTGTTAGTAGAGAAGAAGTAGAGTTAGTTTGGGTAGACGATGGCTCTACGGATAATGTAAGAGAAATAATGAAAGAGTTTAAACCAGATGTTTCTGTTATGAAGGAAAAAAATGAAGGAGTGTTTAAAGCATATAATTCTGGTTATGTTTTAGCAACAGGAGATTGGATAATTCACATGGGCTCAGATATAATGTTCCCAGATAACTGGTTAGCCACTATTAAGGACTATATTGAGAAGATTCCAGAGTCAGCAGGAATAGGCATATTAATAAAAGATTTCTTTGATAGCGGAGATGAACGCTGGGACGGCGACAAAAGAGTTATAAACGGAAAGACTATTATAGAAGCAAAGAATTTTATGGGAGTTTATGCCTTTTCAAGAGAATTATTCCAAGAAGTAGGTTATTTAGATGAAGGATTTGGGTGGTATGGACCAGGAGACTGGGATTGGTCAGATAGAGTAAAGAATACAGGAAAACTACTTTACTATTTACCAGAAGAGAAAGTTATTCACTTAGGAGGAGAAGAAGGAATTGTAATGAGAGAAAGAAAATCAAACGCAGTAAGAAAGGGAGATGTAATTCTTGATGAAAAGAGAGTTAACATACCAAATAGAGTTTATTATACCCCATTTATGATTGATAAATACCAAAAAAGATATTTAAAACACCGAGAAGAGAAAGAAAAGGGGAGAATGGAAGAGTATAGAAAGGGATATACGTCTGAAGAAAAAGATACATTTTTAAAGATTCTTAAAAATAGGAGAAGTCAAAGAGGGTTTGATGGAAGAACAGTACCAAAAGAGAAACTCAACTTATTACTTGAAAGCATTAGATTAGCACCTTCGTCTTGTAATAGACAAGCAATCTATATAAAAATATGTGAACAAATAGAAGACATATTAGT